CCAGCAGGATCGAGCACCCCATGATAATTCCATAATAGGCAATACTAAAGCCATGGATGGAAATGGATTTTCCCACATGTTCCAGATAAATTCCCAGATGTGGAAAGTTGATTGACATGTTCATCGATGAATATTTCCTTTCCGTCTCACAATCTCATTTTATGGTAGTTTCTGTCTTTTCGCAACTTGATTTCATCGACAGATTTCGACAATCCCCAAGTCCTTATACATTAAAACGGAACAGGATCACATCGCCGTCTTTCACCACGTAATCTTTTCCTTCCATACCGACGATTCCTTTTTCTTTTGCTGCGGAAAGGCTTCCATTGTCAAGCAGATCCTGATAATTAACTACCTCTGCTTTGATAAATCCACGTTCAAAATCCGTATGGATCTTACCTGCTGCCTGCGGAGCTTTCGTACCTTTCTTGATAGTCCATGCACGGCACTCATCCTCACCTGCAGTCAGGAAGCTGATCAGTCCTAACAGGCTGTAGCTTGCAGCCACCAGCTTGTCAAGTCCGCTGGATTCTACTCCCAGATCCTCCAGATATTCTTTCTTCTCATCCTCATCCAGTTCAGAGAGTTCCTGCTCGATCTGTGCACAGATTACAAATACCTCTGCACCTTCTTCTTTTGCCATCTCTCTGACTTTAGCCACATGCGGGTTGGATGCACCGTCATCTGCCAGATCGTCTTCCGTTACATTTGCAGCGTAGATGGTCGGTTTTGCGGTCAGAAGATTGTAATTCTTAAACCACGCTTCATCATCTTCATCATCCGGGACTTCAAAGGTTCTGGCCATCTTTCCCTCTTCCAGATGTGCTTTGACAGCTTCAAGAAGCTCCAGCTCTTTGGCATAAGTCTTGTCCATCTTTGCCTGTTTTGCAATCTTAGAGATTCTTCTGTCCAGGATCTCAATATCAGAGAAGATCAGCTCCAGATTGATGGTCTCAATATCTCTTGCCGGATCAATGGAACCATCCACATGGATGATGTTCGGATCCTCAAAACAACGCACTACATGAACAATGGCATCTACTTCACGGATATTTGCAAGGAACTGGTTACCAAGTCCTTCTCCTTTGCTGGCTCCTTTTACAAGGCCTGCAATGTCCACGAATTCAATAGTTGCCGGTGTCACTTTCTTTGTATGATACAGTTCTCCCAGCTTCACAATCCGCTCATCCGGTACGGATACAATTCCTACGTTCGGATCAATGGTTGCAAACGGATAGTTTGCAGACAATGCTCCTGCCTTGGTCAGGGAGTTAAATAATGTACTTTTTCCAACATTTGGAAGTCCGACGATTCCTAATTTCATTTTCTCTATTTCCTCCTAAAATACCTTTGATTTCAAGGATTTTTCTTTGTTTATTTTTACTAGTGTACCAATTACTGTACCAATTTTTTCGTTCTATACTACTTTAAGAGCTTCTGCGACAAGATCCATCTCTTTTGTTTTTTCTTCCTCTGTAGCATCCACATACAAATTCATTGTGATCCCTATGTTTGAATGTCCAAGAATTTTTTGCAATGTCTTCGGAATCATACCAGCTTCAATACATCTGGTTGCAAATGTATGCCTTAATATATGCATGCAAAATTTTCTTATCTCTGCTTTATCGCATATTTTAAATAAAGCAGTGTCATATGTACTGTTTTTAACTGGCTCCCCTTTCCGCGAAAGAAAAACTTGATCTCTCCATTCAATATTGATAACTTTGATTTTGCTATTCTTTTCTTTCTGATCTTTAAGGATTCTAATAGCTTCATCCGTAAGAGGAATTGTCCTATAACCGGACTTGCTTTTCGGCGGCCCAACTCTCCACTCTCCTACCTTGTACCTGTATTCCATCGTCCTGGATATTGTAACCGTTCTTTTTCCGAAATCAATATCATCCCACTTCAGCCCTACAAGCTCTCCTGTTCTCAGCCCTGTTTGAAGCATAAATTTGTATTGATTTTCATAACTTTGTCCTGCCGCTGCCATTAAAAATTTTCTTTGCTCATCAATGGTAAGAGCAACTTTTTTTTCGGATGGTTTTCCCATGTCACTCTTTACAGATTTTTTACATGGATTACTTAAAATTACATCATTCTCTT